CATTAATTAAATCCCCTTGTTGTTACACTCTGCCTACTTTGTACTCTAGTAATCTTTTGTACTGCCTTACCATCTATTGTCAGTAGTATTGGTTGTGATTGTAAGTCGTTTCTTAAACCTTTTATCTCTGATAGTAATTCACCCATCGTATCCGTTTTAGTTTCTGAAGTTGTATCGTTTGAGTTTGAACCACCATTTAGTGAATTATTAATTAGTGGTAACATCGTACCTAAAACAGCAAGTGTTCCTATAAACGGTGTAATTAATGCCAATCCAGCAGCAAGTGGTATCATAGATGCTCCTAATACTCCAAATGAGTATGCTAATAGTAACATACCAGGTGCTATACTAACAAGCTCTGTTAATTGTGTTCCTAACTCACCTAACATACTAAACCCAGTAGCTATTTCTTGAATTGCTTTACCTAAAACGTACATAGCACCTGCGATAACAATCATTGCAGCTGCCCCTGCTAATATAGCAACAGCACCCACACCACTACTCATTATAGTACCAACTAATGCAAGTGCTCCTACAAGTGCTACCATTGATACAATAGCCATTCCAACCTCTTTCCATCCAACTTCTGTAAATTCTTGTACTGCTTTAGCGAATATGAATACTGATGCGGCGACTAGTACCAAGGCAGCTCCACCTGCAAGTAGTTTTTTAGCATCTATTTTTTCAATAGCACCCGTCATACTACTCATTCCCTTACCACCACCAGCACTTACTTTTGGAGCTTCGGGTTTGGGAGCTTCGGGTTTGGGAGCTCCTCCACCACCACCCTTTTTCTTAAATGGATTCAGATTACCTATCCCCATACCTTTACCTTGCATCACATTCATTACAGAAAGCTGAGCAACCAATTTTACCATTTCTACTAAAAGTGTTTTACTACCTTCAATTGCGGAAGAAAATCCTGCTTTCAAGTATCCCATGGCCTCCGCGCCTGTTTCTCCGTACTTGTTAACCATCTCTTCATTTTTCTCTGAAGTTTCCAACATTTCCCGCATAGCATCGGAAGTCATTCCAAATGTGGCTGCCAACATTTCTTTTCGTTTATAATCAAGTTTACCAAATTTTTCGGATGTTATACCTGCGTCTTTGATTGCGGCGGACATCATCTCTGCACCTTTTGTAGCGTCACCATATTGGATTTCCATGGCGGCGGCTCTCATTGCCTGAGTATCACCTAACATATCACCAAGACCCATTGCACGGGCTTTACTTTCTGCTTTGAGTGAACTTTCGATATTCAACATATTGTCAGCCATTTCTCTCATCTTACCCATTGACAGACCTTGTTTGGTAAGTTCGGCAGTTTTCTTGGCAAGAAGTTTAATTTCTTCTTTTGTTTTACCAACCAACATACCTTGGTTGGCAGCCATATCTTTCATCACAACTGATGCTGAAACTCCAACCCCGGCTGCGATATCTTTAATTTCAGAAGTCAACTCACCGGCATCACCTGCGGCTTGTTCAAATATATTTGCAAGACCTGCACCACTTGCAGCATCACCGGTCAAGGCACCAATTTCTGCCACATCTTCTAACAAATCCGATGTTATACCATTAGTTGTGTTAAATTTATCAGCCAATGCACTTGCGGCTTCAGACATTTGTTGAGTATCATATAACAAAGAAAAAGTTGCCGCGGATTGGATTTCACCTGCAAGACGGGCGGCCTCACCTCCAGCAACACCTAAATTTTTGTGAAGGTCTATGGCCATAGTGGTAGCCGCACTGAATGCCTCTTTTGTTTTTTCAATAGCAGATGTGAATGCCTGAGCACCCAACGCCATCACACCACCAGTAGCAAACAAATCTGCCAATTCAGATGAATATCCTAATGCTTCTTTTATTTTAGTGGTTTGTTCTTCACGTAAATCTTTTTGTTTTTTTAATAATTCTTTGTGTTCTTCTTCAAGTTTTTGGAGTCTTTCTTTTTCAGCTAAAATTTGAATTTGAATATCAAGTTGTTCCATCAACCGTTTATTTGTTTTCAGGCCTAATTTTATCTCGTTCTGTATATACAAATCTCTTTGTTGTATGAGTGTATTTAACTGTTGAGATACATCAGTTTGTGATCTTAATGACTCATATACTTGTTTTTGTACTTCTTTTACTTTTTTTGAATTATTTGTACCAATGGCAAGCGCATCCGCGAGTTCTCTTGCGGCATCACGGGCCCCAAGTAACTCATTCTCCATGTCGATACTACTTTGTACTTCCCTTTTTTTAATTTCGTCTGCCATTTAGGATTCCAATTAAATATCTAATATCGCCAATTGTGTCTTTGGAGTGTTTTCTAAAGAACCATATGTTTTGATGAATAATTTACGAAGTCTTTCTTTAGTCTCTTCTTTATCTTGACGATTTTTTTTAATATCCTTTTCCACTTGTTTTAAAGCATCTTTATTTTTTGCCATTTTTACCCTGTGGAAAATCCTATCAATGAAACCTTCTTCAAGTCCCTTTGATTTGAAAACTTCAACAAGTTTTGATTTTTTTATTGTTTTCATACAATCTCCATATAGTATAAATATAGAAATACCCAACATTTCGGTTGGGTATCTCTTATCTTCGTGTTTTACTACGAATCTTTGCAGCTTCCTGATCGTGTGCTTTCTTTTCCTCTTTTTTGAACTCTATAATTTTATTAATATAGAACTTACGAAGCCATATAGGAAAATTGTAAACATCCGTAAAATTGAATCCACCATTTCCATGATAAATTAAATCAAAAATATGTGTGTGGAGATGCCTTCTATAATCAGGACTTAGGCCAAAAAAACCCGACATCCATCGGCAGTAGCATCTCTCTCCTTTCCCCAGTTTCCTCCGAAATAAATTCATATGTTAAATCCATATCAGGAACAACTTCGTTGATATAAGCACGGAGGGCCTTTGAATCTACTGCAAATAACTCGTTGTCCACAAAATGATTAATGACCTTAAACTCAGATTCACCATCTACAGAAAGAATCATAGTTTTTAATCGCGTTGTTAACTCTCGTGAAGTTAAATCTTTCATTTTACGATTTGCTTTATTAATCCCCTCAAGGTCATGTTTTACCTTCCTCTCTTTTGATTCGGTCATAGCCATAAATGTAACTTTACGACCTGATGTTGGAAGGACAAACTCAAACTCGTTTCTATGTGGTTCAATTTGTTGTGAACCATCATAATCCTTGTTTTCAAATAAAGTCAAATCAATGGTTTCTTTTTGAGTTTTGTTAGTAAAGGGGTCGGTGATTTCTACATCATAATCCTTACCATAACCTAAGATTCTGGCGGCTATCATGATTGCGTTTTTATCACCCGTACATAAATCTACATACTTAATAGGTAGACCTTCACCATTACCAATAATAAGTGATTGGAATAATCTATCCAATACAGTCCCATCTTTAATATAAGATTGAGTTGTCAGTATATCTTCTTCTTTTGCAGTCATATACTTCATTTCCACCTTACCACTGGAAAGTGGATTATCCTTTGGATAAATTAAACCCCTTGATGGTAATTCTACAATTTCAGTTGGAAATTTGTAATCAGATACTTGCTTTTGTTCATATTGTTGTTTGGCAAGTTGTACCATCTCTTGATTTGATATGTTTCCTTTGTATTCATCCTGCAGTTCACTCATAACTTCTCCGTTTTGTAATTCATATATCTATAAATATGAAAATAAAAGTTTTTAATACAAAAACCCCAACATTTCTGTTGGGGTTGTCACTTTTCATTTTATATTTCTACAAACCTAAATTAGTATTGTAAGATTGCGTAATCGTAAGTAAGTGTCAAATCTACAGTTGCCAAATCTTCACCTGTGTAATCCATATCTGAGAATTTTGCAGTCTGAATATATGCACCCTTCAATTCCCACTCTTCAACTTTATCACCAACAGGGCCTAAACTATGAAAATATATATTTTTTTTGTAAAAATCAGAATACCCATCTCTACCAGTTACAGATTCGTGATGTAAACGAACCCATTCCATTGTAGCTTGTGCTGCTGATGGAACAACTGGGTCATAAAGTGAAATTGTTAAATCACTCCACTCACTTCTACCCTTAACATATCTTCTAACATTAATATGATCTATGGTAACTTTACCGTTTGTAATTTCAGGTCTATTGGCTGCTTTGATTAAGTATGCTGGAACACCCTCAATGTACATAATAAATCGATTCGACATCTTTGGTTCAAACGATGTAGACATTATTTCTGTTGGGTCTAATAATTGTGCCATTTAATTTCTCCGTTATTATCTTTACTATAAATATAACTGTTTTAAAAAAGATTGTATTCCCCACCGAAATGGGGAATTAATCTAAATTATTCTGGGAAAGCTGCCCCTGTCGGTAACACATTAAAGTCAAGAACAATGAATTCAGCTGTTTTAGTTGGTTGTAAATAAATTTCACCAACCATAATATTTCTATCAATTACATCAGGTGTGTTGTTGGTTTCATCCATTACCACTCTGAATGCGTACAATCCTTGTCTTTGTTGAATTGATTCTAAGTAAGGATTAACTATTGATAAGAATCTGTTTCTCGTAGCTGCTGTATTGTTTTCGAACACCAAATATCTTGTAGATGATGCGATAAACTTCTTAACTGCAATCAACAATCTTCTTACATTGATTCTATCCAATGCCGATGGTTTAGCCTGTAAGGTTTTCTGACCGAATACAGTAACACCTTGTCCAGGGAATGTAGCGATTGGGTTTACTCTACCCTCATACAATTCATCTCTTTCAGCTCTAGTTAATCTCGTCTTAGCCTCAATAACATTGGTTAACCCACCTCTATTTAATCCCGCAGGAGCAAACCACTCAGCGGCAACCTGATCATTAAATGCGATAACACCTGGTAGAACTGCTGATGGCGGCACCCATACTGGTTTGTTTTTATCTGTATTGAGAATCTTAACCCAAGGATAGTAAGATGCAACATAGTTTGAATCAAATGATTGAACTGTGTTAACAGCAGTAGAAATATTATCATTATATCCACTAGCATCCATAACGAAGAATGTATCCTGTCTATCTTCACACATATCCTTAGCAAATGTAGTTACTGAAGAATGTAGACTATGAATAAGACCAGGAATCACTAACATATTGATATCAAACTCATCAGGGTTAGATACTGCGTTAATTGCCTTTCTAAATGCAACAGTACCATCTGTTGTATTTGATGAACAATCCCATCCTTGTGTATTTCCTGGTATGATATTAGTATCCATTAATACAACTCTGTTTGGTTTATATCCATCAAATCCACTTTGGAATGGTATCATAAATTTCTTAGATGATAATGTTCCAGTAAGTGTTACTGATGTTCCGTTTGATTCATCATGACAATCACCCAAATAAAAAGCAGTACCAGCGGTAGCGGTATTTGATTTGGGAGTTGGTGCTAAAAATGCCAAATTATCTGTAGTTGTAAAATCAAAATCATACCCTAAGAATTTTCGTTCATTGTATGAATTGTTTATTGATTGTGATACTACATAAGATGGATTTGGTACTTCAAATGCTGTTCCAAATGGATTTTGTAATGCTGCGAATCCGAATGGTACTAATGATGGATCAATAGCCCCATTAGCAACTGCCGTTGATACTTCAACTCTTATATTAGCTGAATTATTAGGGTAATCACCATTAGTTAATAACTTACCACTATCATTAATAGTAATGTACTTATCACCAATTACCCTAGCTATGAAGTTTGGTGAATCAGGATTCAAATTAACATTTTGGAATGATTCAACCAAATTAGGTCTAACATCACTATCAGTTACACCCACAAATGGTGAACCGTTGATTTTATCCTGATCTACTCTTCTAACTACAACAGTAAATGAACCGTATTCAGACCCAGCAACAGTTCCTGCGGGTTTGATATCTTGAATACCAATTTTGAATTCATAATTCGTAGCTGTACCGTGTGAAAGTGTATAGAATTTGAATAAGTTTGTAGTATTACCACCCACCTTTTGTGATGTGATCCAAGGTGTTGAAGCTTCAGTATATTGTTTTGAGTAATCAATATCCTTCCCAACTGATGCACTAACTACTACAATTTCACCTGTAGCAAATGATGCAGATTGAAATACTTTAAAGTTAGAGTAAACATATGCATTTTGAGAACCTTTTGGTGAAAATCCGAAAGCCTTTGTAATATAATTAGCACTAGATGGATTTAAAGATGAACTGTATTCTACTAATGTAGATGCCGATCCACTTAACTCTAAATTGAATAATGAAGCGGATACATCCGATGAACCATTGTAGTCAGTTAAAGCTGTAGAATCAAAAACATCAGTATCAGATGTAATAGCCGTTGTTGGGTGTAATACGGTGGCTAGTTTATTTCCTTGTGAAGATGAAATAAATAATGCTACTGGATTTTCCAATGTATACCCACTCTGACCCAATACTCTCACAATTGTCGCAGTTCCAGCATCTTCTAAATAAGATTGAGCTGTGTATGGTAAGTATGATTCTTCCGTTAATCCACCGAATATTTGTTGGAATTGTTGAAATGATTGAACTTGTGTTGGTACAAACGCAGGTCCTTTTACAGTAGAACCGATTAAGGCTGCGCCGATTTCTCCAATTCCTTGTGGTAGAAATGACAAATCCCTTTCTCGTGTAAATACACCAGGACTTACTATTCTTTCTGCCATTTTGTCTCCTATTATTTTAGTTTTGTATATCTATAAATACTCAACAAAATTA